AAACAACCCCTCTTTTCCAAGGGGTTGTCTAACTATTTCTATAGAAGGTTCAATAAGCTTCATTACTCTCCGTGTGTAAAATTAATATATATCCTATCTGCATTATGCTTAACAGTGACTCTTTCAATATTACTCCAGATATTTGAAGTGTAATCTCTTACAGTAATATCAAAGTTATCTGGCATATTTTTGAGAGACTGCTTTAATTCTCCTACTTTCATTTCTTATAAGAATTAAATTCATGTATAGACATTATATTATACTCAACATTACCTACAAATTCTGAGAGCTTTGATGCTGAAGTATAAGACATTGCACTTCTAAGAGCACTCTCAAAATCTTTGCATAACTTGTCAAGAGTGGTGTTGACTTCTACATAGGTATGTATTCCTTCAGAAGGTCTGGTTACTTTACCATTAAGGGCTTTTTGACCTTCTTCAGAAGCATTGCCATAATATTCTCTCCAATGCTCGGTGCATACAGTTAGTCCAGACTCTAAATACTTTAAATCATATTTTATGTCAGTTTCTCCACAAGCTTCTTCACATTGTGCAAACATTTTACCCATCATAACAAAGTCAGCACCTAAAGCAAGACATTTAATAGCCTTATCTATGGTATCTATACCACCATCTGCTACAACTTTTGCATCTCCTGAGTCTTTTATTCCATTAATTGCTGTAAGAAGCCAAGGAAGACTTGCATGAATACCAGTAAGAACAGAAGTACTACAAGCATTGCCTCCACCAATACCTACTCTCACATAATCAGCACCAGCTTTTGATAACTCTTTATACATCATAGGATGAGCGACATTACCGGCCATAATTATTAACTTGTCTCCATAAATAGCCTTTGCTTTCTTAATGGCATTAACAAGACTTTCCATATGACCATTGGCCATATCTATACAAACATGATACGGGTCTCCCTCTTTTATTATATGTATATAATTCTTATCATCAATTCCATCATTAAAGACAGCCTTAAAGAGACTGAGAGACAATGCTGTCCAATCTCCTTTAGCTAAATGTTCTGCTGTACTGTCAATACTTGTAGTTCTAGGAAATATAGGCTGTACAAGACTATCATTAAAGCAATTAAAGTTTTTCTCATCAACAATGCAAGGCATTGGTGCTACAAAAATAGGAAGTGCAACTTTATGAGCATAGTAATGAAATACATAAGGATTAACATCTTTTCTTGATGCAATCTTTGAAGGGGTTGATGAGGGCAACAGTCCAATCTCATCAAGGGAATACATTTTTCTCATTTGTTATCTTTAATTTTTTGTAAATTCATTTCTTTTATTCTCAGCAAATCAATCTCTTTTTGCACGTACCAAGCTGCTTTTTCAAGGTCTTCCTTACCATTCTTTTTATTAGACCTCCATATATATTTGAAAGCATTTAGATGACAAAAATCAATTGTAGCATCAAGCCCAAATACATCAATCATAACATCTATGCATTCGTACCCTTCACAATTATAATGCATAGGATGATTTACTGCTTCTTTTTTATTTCCCGTATTATCCATATGATAGGTATAAATGGTAGACAAATAATTACAAGTGCAATATTAAGAAAAAATTGGAGAACCGCCAAAAATAATTCAAGCAGTTCTCCAATTATATTCCAAAATTTAGACATTATCTAAATTTTTGAGGTTATCAATTATGTTTTGACGAGTGTTTATATAATATGGCTCATCCTCACAATTAAATCCTACAAGAGCAACATCTTTATTTTTCAATGCAATGTGAATATCATCAATAAATTTCTGCCTTCTATCCTCTTGCCACCAAGTGCTAAATGAGAAAACCCACTGAATAAAGTAATCTGCTTCTTTTTCAGATTCAAATTTGTAAGCCTGTACAACATGGTCATCATAACCACCCATAAGACACCAAGCGTCTTGTGGCTCTCCAACCTTACATTTAAGGACTCTTCCTAAAATCAAACATTTAGCAGATTTCTCATAAATAAGACACTGCTCTTTATCATCAAATACTTCCCCATCAATTGCTTGATATTTAACAATGGGATTAATTTCTTGAATCTTAATTTCTTTCATAATCTAAATTAAATCTTTTCGGTTCTGGCCATTCTTTAACTGCCCAATTGTAGAAGCTTTCAGCTTTATTTTCAACTTCTTCAATTGTAGTGTCATCTTCCCATATTAGAGTCAAATCAATTCGTTCATCAGAAGTTCTTGAAAAATCTATATGAATTTCAAGTCCAACATAGTCTCTATAAGATTGAGGTAAAGAACTCCAATATTCTGGTTTTAGTGAGTAATCATATACAGATATTATAATTTGATAAGAAGTTCTGTCTTCTTCAAATTTATTATCTTCTCTATGAAAACCCTTACATAAGATATAATCTTCATTATGCCAATGTTGATGATATATTTTATACCCTCTTCCAATCAGCATTTCTTTAAATTTCTCAAACTTATCTTTCTTCATGATTTTTAGAAATAGATAATTAGTGTATCCAATGGTCTCCTACTTCAGAAATTGCCGGTATAGGCAATTTATGATAGTATTTTGCTGCTTCTTCTTCCATAAATTGAGCTACTAATTTAGGATAAGTGTCTTTTAATTCTTCTGGAAACTCTGTATTACATTCATCGTGAGTAAAATTACAAAATAGAATCTTGCCAAAATATCCATTGTCAATAACCCAGTTAAATAATCTAATCATAGCCCCCTTTAAGACCACGGCTCCACCACCTTGAGTTGGCAAGTTAAGAGACATTCGTTCACACCACTTTGATTTTGCTTTAAAGTGTTGTTTTACAGCAATTGCAACAGAATCTCCAGTTCCTTTGTGATACATTTTATATTCTTCCCAAAAATTGGAATCATAAGACTCTTGGACTTTCTTCCAATACTCCCAATCATACCAATATCCTCTATGCCCTGTTTGTGGTAATATTTCTACATAACCATTATTTAATACAAATTTCGAACTTTTTTGTTTGAATGACTTAAGACCAGTCATTCCATTAAGTAGGTTTTGTACTAATTTTTGAGCTTCTGGAACAGATATTTTTAATTGTGGGGCAACAGCAGAGCCATCTGAGCCAAATTGTACAGCAAATTCAATACTCTTAACTTTATTTCTAAGGTCTGGACGCTTCTTTTTTACATCTTTGGTATCAACATCTTTCAATTCATCTGCAAACACTGCTTTAGCATAAGCAGCGTGTGTATCTCCTGAACCATAAAGAAATTCATCAAGTAGTTTGTGCTCATTGTAAACATCAGCTCCTATTCTTGCCTCCATTGCAGCATAGTCACAACTACAAAATAAATTACCTTTTTCAGCTATGAAACTTCCCCTCGTTTCAGCATTTTTAGGTAATTGTTGCATATTAGGATACTTACAGCGTTCTACAGGAATCTTTTTGTACTTTGCCAAATCTTCATTAGCTTTTTTACTTCCTGAAGACATTCTCCCACTAATAGTTCCTATTGACTTGTAAACAGTATGAATTCTTCCTGTTTTAGGATTTATTGCATCAATATGCCCTTGGCCAAATGATGATACCACTTTTGCACTTCCACTATAACCTGGAAAATAATCTTCATCATCTTCTTCTCCTTGACCGAAATACAATCTTAAAAATTCATCATTAATACCAACTTGACTTACCAAGTGCTTCTTCATAGCACTTTCCTTATCTTCATCAGTATCTTTATCTGTAACTTTTGTATCGAAGCCTAAAATTTTAGCTACTTTAACTACTTGGTCAGAAGAAGACCAGTTAATATTAACTTTTGGGGTTAAGTCAAAACCTGTAAACAAATCTCCTTGAGCATCTACAAATGTAAACTTTTCTTTTAGAGATGGTGTATTTATAACAAACTGATTGAGAGCTTCAATTGATTCTTTAAGATGCTCTTTATCTTTGGCCATTTTATGTTGCCATTTCACAACATCAAGTTTAATTCCACACCATTCAAGATAAGCAACAACAGGTACAAAAGAACACTCTAATCTTGCACCAATCATTGCATTTGGAATTTTCCTAATGTCTTCAATTTGAGAATTCATGATATCCTCTAGATATACCACATCGTTAGCAGCATAATTAATGACATCATAATCAAGGCCTCTCCAAATAATTTGGCCTCTAACTGTTTTGTCAATATCTACATTTATCCTTTTCTTCGAAATAGCATCCAAAGCATAGCTAAGCTTATATGTAATTTTTCCTTTTTTATCAATATTAATATGATAAGGATAATTACATTTTCTTTCTTTGTATTCCTCTGGTGTTAATGCTAAACCAACTGGGAAACCAAGATGTAAGAATTGTTCTACAATCATTATATCATATATTTTTCGAGGTTTTATATCATAATTATAGAACCATTGTAAATCAAATTTACCATTTTGAAATATTAAATTCTTAGTTTCCAAGATATTCTTATACAATCTTATATCAATCGTAGTAGGGTCAATTACTATTTGATTGCCTGCCTTTTTATTACCAAATTGGACACATAACAATTCTCCAAGATGTGGGTCTTTACCCTTAGTCTCAGTATCAGTTTGAAGAATCTCCCAAGATGATAGCATCTCAAGAGATTCTTCTACTGATAATGGAGTTATGTTAGCATCTTCAGGAAATAAAAATCTCTGATTGCTAACTAAATAAATCATATCTGAAACTTTAGATTATTAAAGTCTATCAATGACTGATATTTAGTAAAGAAAGAATTTCCTAATATACCATGCAGTGTTACTCCGAATTCCTTTTTGATTGAGTCAAATGGAGCTGATAAATCTGTAATCTGAAATTCTTCTATAAGCTCTTTATCACCATAACGCATATTTGCTTTAAAGAATTTCACTTCTCTATCTATACCATCAAGTCCACACAAACTTGTAGTCTTTCCAGTATATACTCCATCTACTTCTTTGGTGCAATCATTATTTAAAACCGAACAATTACTACCTGTATCTAATAGAAAATTAAACTTCTTCTCTTTACTTTCAAATGTTATAATTGGAAAACCAGTTAAATCTATAGCTTCTTTGAAGCTTATATTCTTTTTCTTTTTAAACCATTTCATGTCTACCTGTTGAACCAAACCCTCCTCTATTTACATTATTTAAAGTATCAACAAAAACAAGCTCAATGCCTGAAGATACTAACCATTTTAGCTTTTGCCATATTGTGGCTTTTTGAGATAATTGAATTTTAAACTGACAAACTCTGTCTCCTGGTAAAATACATCCTTCTCTAAACGCTATTGCTGGCAATTTCCATTCATCAGAATTTCCACAATAACTGTTATCAATAAGACCAACAGAATTTGTCTCCATTATACCAAAAGTTTTAAACATACTACTTCTTGGTATAATGATAGCCTCGAATCCCTTTGGTAATTCCATAGCAACACCAAGAGGAATCATAAAACTCCTTATTCCAACCTTTCCTGTAGTTTTATCTACGATGGGTCCAGAATAATATATTGTGTCTCTTGATTTTAAATCTATAAATTCCCCCTTTTCTATTATCTGTGGTTTGCACTTCTCGCACATCACCCTCACTTTTATCTTGAGTTTCATCATCTTCAACTTTAAACCCTATTGTATTTCTTTGGACACTTTGAAAAGCCTGTACTTCAGTCATTCTTTCACTTAAACTTTCCTTTCTATATATAGGAATTCCAAGAAACTTTGTTGTCCAAAGCTTTATTACTCCTATGTCACCTAAGACTTCTTCAAAATGTTTTTCTATTATTGCCATTACAAATTCTTTATACCAGAATCCAAATCATTATCTCCATCTATTGTAATTCCTACTGGAACAGCATAATTTTTCTTAAGATAATTATTTAGTTCTTCTCCAATTATAAATGGGTCTCTAAGTACTACTCTCTCATTTGAACTATTTATAAAAGATATATCTCCATCTTTATAAGTGAGATTTAATTTCCAAACGAGAGGAGTGAGAGTTTCCTTATTTACAACTATAAATCTATATGGTTCTATTTTGAAATCTTTAAAATAGTCGTCATCCTCAAGATTATCTTTTAGAATTCTATAATAAAGCCTTGCTTGAATTTGATAATTCCACTGTAAGAAACTCTTAGGAAAATCCCATTCTTTATGACTAGATGTTTTTAAATCTACAGGGTAAATAATCTTATTCTTGTGGTCTACCACTACTAAATCCATCATACATCTATATGTAACATTATTAAATGTGGCTTTGAATTTAGGTTGATAAAACCGTTCAATAGTATTATCAAACAAGTCATTTGGAGCAAAGAACCACTTAGTTGCATCAGAAGTCTTCAATGCATCAACACAAGAAAGGACTTGAGAATATACAGTATCTTCTAAAAGCGTCTTATCTTGAGCCAAGAAAAGAAGATTATAATAATCTGCACATTTCTCTTTGATTACTTTAGCCCTTGTTTCTGGTTTCCAGTTATTCTGATAATTGTAGTTTGCTGCCTTTCCAATAATTTCAATATCTGGAATACTGGAAAGAGTATGATGCATTATATGAAACTCTGCAAATAAATCTTTTACAATACTCTCTAAAGTATCAGAAATGGCTGGGAAGGAAGCTACAATGAACTTATCATTAAATTCTTTTTCACCACCGGTAATTAAGGCATCTACAGCAGAACCAAATGTAAGACTTGGACTGTCTATCTTATCAAACAATGTAGAAAGACCATTAAACCCACTTCTTTCATACTTAGCAAGCGTAGAATAACTTAATGCTGGGTCATCTCTATATGTTTGTTCATCTACTCCCCAAGATATATCATATAAATTTTTCATAAATCTTCTTCTATAATATCTAAATCATCATCATAATCACCGAAATCTATGTAATCTTCAATTGCATACCTCAGATTCATTAGTTCATCAAGAAGTTCCGATTTGAGTTTTACAAGTTGAGGATTATCTTCTTCTGATGCAATTTGTACATCTGTTTCGGCTTCATCTATTTCTGTATCTACCAAAAGGAGAAGGGCTCCCCAGTCTTCGTTCTTAAGATGCTTTTCTGCTTGTTTAATATCTCTCTGCTGAAGATATTTAAACATGTCCTTTATTTTTTGAAGCATATTGAGTTTTAATTGTATTAATTGCCTGCATTAAATGCCGTACTGAAAAGATTTCAAAAAATGCTACTCTCTGTCCAGAATTCTTTACTTTTTCAAGATAAGCTCTAAATAATTTTCTTTTTATGGGATATACATCATTCATATAACCTTTTACTTCCATAAAAATGATTGTATTCCCTACAGTAAATGTAAAATCTGGTGTATAAGTTATAGGTCTTAATTTCTCTTGACTTTTTAATATTAAATCTTTTTGGGAAGACTTACCACCCCTGGTATAATAAGGGGTGGTAACCTTTAATCCTTCCCACAGAGTATAAGTACAATCTTCATATTTTGGGTCAAAACCAGCTTTAACCAAAATAGAGTAGTACCTTTCCTCTGTTTTACTTTTGAAGTTTATTCCAAAGTTAGTGTGAGGAGTAGCGTTCTTAATCTTCTTATTCATTCCTAAGAGATTTAGCAATCTGCCTCAAGTTCTCCCATGCAGCCTCTTTATCAACCTCAATCATATCTGGTATGTTAAGTGCATAACCATTTGGGTCTTCATTGTTGATATTTCCTTCATAGCATATAGTGTTGAAATAATCATCTTCATATGCATCAGTAGAAATATCATCTAAGACATCACCATTTTCATCAAAATCAATAGTACCAATAGGAAGATACTCGCAAGTTCTCATCTTTCCATAGTTATCCTGAGGAGGAACTGCTACAACAAAAGCTGGATTAACAAGAACTTTCAATCCAACAGACCCAAAATAATTCTGTTTAAGCCAACCTTTTGATGCAACATGAAGTCCTCTACTACAAGTATTATCCTGACAACTGTCAGTTTCCTCTCTTGGCATTCGTACTATTTGACCAATACGAATATCAAAAGTATGACTGTGATGGTCAGTGAATACAGTCGCAGTTTCTTCTTTAGATTCAACTATTCTCTGATGAAGCTCTTCCAGATTTCCAATTTCTTCTGCACCGAATGATTCTTGGTCTTCTTTAACAACATAGTAACTTTCAAGATACTTCACCACTTTATAGTTCTTTGGAGATTTCTTTGAAACGAATTTAATCCTTTCTCTCTCGTTTGTTACAAGTTTGATAAGGTCTGTATCCATCTCTGTACCTTCATTCTTTATATCAGCATTTCGATATGCTATAATAAGACCGGATTTTGAAATCTTCATATCCCATCTACGAATAAACCAGAAAATGTTATCCCTAACCCTGCTGTCAGGATTAAGACTTACAAGAGTCCAGAAATTCTTATAGGTAGTCATCAAATCTTCATTTCCTGATTTCTCTGCATCTACAAACTTCTCCACAAAATCATCCGGAATACTAAGTTCTGATACACTTGGCATAATTACAGAATTACCCTTCATTTTAAGCCAAGTAGACTCTTCAGTAATAAACTTCTTCAACCGAATTGTGTCTATAAAATCAGGTATGAGCATCTTTACAACCTCTTCATACGTGTAATCATTGTTTATGATTTCCATAAACAACTCATTAGGACAATCAGACAGTGATAACATTCTACCGTCTTCAAAGATAGCCGTTACGCTATCACCTACCTTCAATACATTCATTTACTTTAATTTTTGATTTATGGTACAACCTAACATTAAATGGGATTATCTTTTTCTTCATAAGAATAAGCATTAACAAATCTCTATTAATATCATCATTTCTATTTGTAAGAATAGAGTTTGTAGCAATATTCAATATTTTTAATTCATCAATCGTTGGCAATTTAGCATAAAAACTCCAATTTACCAAATTATTTTCTATGCAATTTTTAATGATTTCCTCCAAATCACCATTAAAAATAGTAAGACAATCTTTAACATCTTCATAGCAATTCTGTATGTCTGACAATCTCCTGTCACTTATAAGATTTTTAGCTTTCCATGATTGTGATATAGTTGTGCAAATGTTATAATTGCTACTTATTTTTAGATTGTTCTTCCAAAGAATAATAGCTGCAAGCTTCATAAAAATAGGGTTTGTACATGACATGAAATCTGTTTCTGTTAGTAATCCCATGCTTTGGCAGTATGGTAAGTTTTTCTTGCTAACAGCACATAGATACATCTTCATGTTTCCAAAGTACATCATTTCATTATTTAAAATAAAACTTTTAAACCCTCTGAACATCTTTAATATAAGAGGAATAGAAGCACTGTCTTTATCAAATACATAGATTTTATTTTTCTTCTTAAGAAGGGTAATAACCTTTTTGTCTATCCTTGTAAAAGATTGCTTATAATCATTAAATCCCCAAAATACTATGTCTTCTTTTGCTACTTCTTTCTTTTCCCTTGGTGCTCTTTTGTGCTCATCATTCCACTTGTCTATAAATGATTGTGGAAGAGTTTTTTTGCTTAACAGTATTCTTCTGGAGTAATACCACCTTAAGATATTCTTCAGTATTACATCTATCTCCTCTTTCTTAAACTTACAGTTCGCAAGCTGTGTTCTCTTTGCTGCAATAAAGGTATTGTTAAATGCTTCTTTTTCCCACTTTTTATTTATTAGATAATAGTGTCTTAGGCCTTTTTCCTTTATATATTGAGATACTATATTCAATATTTTATCACTATTACTAACAAACATTTCATAATTTGCAACAGCTCGTATAAACTCTCTTAGTTGAAGATGTTCCTGCTTATAGAGTAATTTTTTGTACTTTGTTTTTACCTTACTCTCAAGGGGGATATCTTCTCTGTAGTCAGAAAATACATTTAAAACAGAAACAAAAGCGTCTCCACTAAGGCTAATTTTCTTATTTCCTTCTGTGATTACTATGTTATCTTTAATACTTGATATCAGAGACCTAAACATATCAGCGGGTATCATTGCAACTGTGTCTGCACTGCTGTCTATATTTAGCTTAATTGAAAAAGTATTATAATAAGTCTCATCGTTTTTAAAGTAATCAAGGATTTTTCCAAAGCTGTTGATTGGGAATAACTCCTTTCGTAGAAGGTCTTTTAGTTCAGCATCATAATTCCACAGTTTTTGTGATATAGCACTAATGGTCTTTTTTGTCATTTGCAAAGATTCTCTTGATGGTGTTATATCGAGTTCACCTATGTCAAATTTAAGACAGAAGTTCTTACTTCTAGGTAAAAATATCTGTGGTGATGTGTTTGGAATTTTTAATGGATAAATTACATTTCCATATAATACGTTATACTCATAGTAAGAACTTAAATCATTAAATTCAAAATTAGTAATACCTAATACGGGATATACAATACTACTAAAATTTGTTGCTTTAAGAATCTTTCTTTTGTTAAACCCTTCTCTCAATTGAATTATTCCCGGGTTATGTACATAGATATTTGGAAAATAGGCTAAGTTTTCAATTCCCTCTGATAAATCTTGTTTTGTACTATAGCTATTTTCTATCATAACGGAAACTTCTATTCCGTTATGTTCTTTAGTAGCAACTGAAGACATTTTATCTATATGCACAGTACCTTCGTCTTTATACATAAGATAAGTGTCTTTTACCCCTTCATAATAACTAACTATTGTACACCTATTTGAAACTGCAAGACAGGAGAATCTACCAATACCAAGACATCCGATATAGTCGTCACTTTCTCTTTTTGAAGAACTACCAATATTTTTATAAATAAGATTAAATCTTTCTGGAGAAAGTCCAGTACCATAATCTCTTACTGACAACACAATATACTTATTGTTATCATATGAAAGACTAATAAGAATAGGTTCAGAAGAATTTGCTTCAATATGAGAGTCGTATGCATTTGAGACTATTTCCCTCAGAAAAGATTGAATTGGCTTAGAGTACAACTTTTCTGTTAAAAGACTTGTAATAAAATTTACATTTTTTGTATCAATGCCTACGGTATTTTGCTGTATATTTCCTATAGCGATTGCAGTTTTTTCTTCCTGCTTTAGTATCATTTTGTTAGATTTAAAATTACTTCTTTAAGAGTATTTCTCCCATGATTCTTTACTAAATCACTGGAATCTTTTGATTTATATTCATCTGGTATCTCTATTTGAATCAGATTATACATTTCTGACAATCTTTTTCCCAAATTTCTTCCAGGATTATCTGGATTTGTAAAATCATTATCATATAATATGTATACCTTTGAGAATCTGTCTTTTAGTTCTTGTATTACTTGTGGTTTAGGTAAGACTGATTCTGCTTGCATACTTATAGATGGTATTCCAGTATTTTCCCATATAGCTAAAGCATCTTTTCTTGAAGATGTAATAATTAACTTATCTCCTGTTTTTGGTAATTTAGTCCATAAATCCCATACAGAAGAATTGTTGTTGTTATACCACTTCTTTGATTTATCCTTAACTAATGGTTGATATATTTTTAGAGTAGCCCTATTATCCTTTCTTTCTATATATACATATGCATATTTGTCTGCAGGGAATGTGTAAGTAACACCATTCTTTGTAAAAAATATATGAGAAATTGGATATACCTCTCCAAACATCAGCCATTTTTTGCTTATACCATATGTTTCCCAATAATCTAAATCATGTTGTCTCCACTCTCTTATCTTGCATTGTATTACACTTTGTGTGTGTTTTTTGACACTTTTATGTAATTTATTACAAGTTATTTTGTTATTCTCTATACTGTCATTATATACTCTTAACAAGACTTTATCAAATGGAATTCCCCACATCTTGGATAATAGACTCCATAAATTTCCACACTCTCCAGTTGCAAAATCTTTCCATTTTATTTTGTTATTACCATCATAATAGATTCCAAAAGAAGGCTTTGAATCCTGTCTTAATGGGGAATTTATAGCGCACGGTAATTTTGTAATTGACAAATATTTAGCTAAGACCCCTTCTTCAGAGGTCTTAGCTAATACATCTGCCAAAGTTATTAAAGTCTGTTTAGATGAGAATGACATTAATCATTGAAAAAGTTATCTGCAGGATTAGATTCTACCGGCATATCATCAATGTTGGTGGGAGAAACAGTATAATCATGAAGAATAGTGAAATCAAAGGTAGTAGTTGGATATGCACCAGCATTCTTACGATTAGTCACATTCTTCTCAAAACCATCGTTGGAAGTAGAGCCAGCTTTCTGGAAATACTCATTATAAACAACCTGATATTCCTTGCCATCTTTGTCACGAACACCCCACAGAGTCCTAACAGAATTAGATGGCTGAACACCAATAAGGAACTTCAGCTCACTGAAATCACCTTTGAAATATTCATCAATATGCTCAAGCTTAGCTTCGCAGTCACTCAGATTCTGATTAGCTGTCCATACACCATTCTTAAATACACGGGCATTAGACACGCCAAGATATGCTTTCAAGAAATCAAGAAGCTGAATCTGACCAACATAAGCTGGCCAATAGTCCTTGTCAATATTTGCTGGACCATTGGTGTACTGAGGAACAGTATGATTTGCAAGCTCAGCCTCAGTTGCCCAAGCATTCTGAGCATAGCGGTCAATCACCTGAATCTTGCCAGACTGAGAGCCTACAATTTTACTCTTTTCAAGGAAGAAATTCAGAGAAGTCTTTGCACTGATTCCATTGCATTTCTCAGGAACAGTTTCTAGAATAAACTCAATTCGTGCAGTAGGAGCATTGGTCTCCTTATTTACACCAAGATAAACAGGTTCATTATCACGAGGATTACCGTAAATCTCTTCAAGTTCTTTCTTTGTAGGATTAACAGCAATCACTCGGCAGTTTGCAATACCAGTATATTTCTTAAAGTTAGCTTCACCAGTAGAAGCTTTAGATGCAAAAGCAAAGAAATTAAAATTCATATATATCCTCCTAATTAGAAATTCATAACTTCACCATCAACTTCTGGAGCACAAGACTCATTGCAATCAGCACAACGCAGAGCGCCGTCAGGACAGTTATCAATAACAGGAATTACAGTCTCAGGATACTTCAATTCATATTTGACAGTAGTAACCTGTTTTCCTTCCTTGTCAGTAGAAGTGGTGACAACCTTATTAATAAGGTCTTCAGTAGTATAACCACCAGTCAGCTTCTTGATAGGGGCTTCCCAAACCTCAAGGCTATCGGCAATAGCCTGATATTCCATATTAATCTGCTCAAGCTTCTTGGCAAGCTTTTCTTTCTGTGCAACAAACTTGTTAACATTAGCAGCGGTGCGCTTAATAGCTGCAACTTCCATCTTCGTAAATTTACGCATAATAATTTTGTTTTAGTTGGTTAATTAATTAATTATAATATTCTTCCATAGCCTTAACTACCAAGGCTAAATCATTCGGGATAAAATCTTCTTTAAACATTCCATCAGGACTCTTTGCTGGAATAGTAACATTTCCTTTCTTAGTCCTATGAGTATAGAATCCATATGTTGCATTATTCTCTCCATCAAATACAACATCTGAGTAAAGTACCATTGGTACAACTTCAACAGGATTATACTGACTGTCAAGCAATTTACCAATAGTAGAAACCTTATATTCCACTACAGTATTATCACTATATACATCTTCACTATGAAGGATAAAGAATACATTAAGATTCTCCCTTAAACCTTCACAAGTTTTGATAATCTGTTGAAAATGTTGTGCAAGTTCAGTATATTTACCATAACCAGCCTCTTTTGCGCGTTTGAAGTACTCACTCCTCATAGTATAAATAATATCATCAAGAACAATATTCTTTACATGAGGAGCACTTTTATCACACTGCTGCAGAAGAGATATTACCTGAGTATAGTCTTCACATTTAAAGGCATTCTTATTTTCCTTATTATAAATAGTCCTACTGCCTTTAAATGGCAACATCTTACCTAATGTATTCACTACAACAGTAGTTTTTGGGTCTAAATTTTTGATTGAAGTGGATTTCCCAGTGCCACTCTTTCCTAAGATAATTACGCAATTAGCCATTAAATAACTTTTTAATAAAGGAATGAATAAACAAAGATAAAGATTTTTCTGTAGATTTATCCCTGTTTTCTAAAAATTTGTATACTTGTTTCATTGCTTCCTTATTATCAGGAGGAGGCAATTCGTGAAATGTACAAGTTGCACCATCAAAATACAGCGCAATTATTCCGCCCATTTCTCCCAATTTGTTATCATAGTGACTCTTTATTCACTATTTCACTATATTACTATAGTGTTCAGACTATATCTTCACATAAAGTGTCGGGATTTCGTGTCAGGATTATATTCTATTAAATAGTTTCACCTGTTAGTCGTTTGGCCTTCCATAACCATTTAAACTATGGCTTGGCAAAGAGTTGTCCAATTGGATTTTCTCTTTTTAACCCGATTAAGAGACAGTTTTTAGTTTATATTTTAAAGATTCAATTATATAAGGAGAGACTAAAGTACAGAAACACCCAAAATCATATTGAGAAAGTCTTAGTCTATAATATTTTCCATGATTAACTATGGAAAAATTTAAATTAAAGTTATCCTTTAAATGTTGTACTAATATTTCTTTACTTTCTTGATTAAAAGCATCTGTACATATATATGCAGTTTTTTGGTCTGCATATCCATCATCCATATATAAGTATGCCAATGATTTTATAGTAAAATTTTCTAAAAAAGATTTAGTTATCTGCTTTGTCCCAGAAGAATACAATTCATTATAAAGTGGCAATAGCGCTCGATTAGCCCTAGTTCTAACTGTAAATGTTGTATATTCTTTATTTGTCCTTTTGTCTATTCTATGATATTCCTTAAGTGTTGTGCCCAAATTTGATAGTTTATTACATATGCTTTCAGCATAGGCTTTTTGTGCAAATCCATGGTCGCATTTAAATATGGGGGACTTCCATCTATAATTTGGATAATATTGCAAGCTTCCATCCCCTAATAAAACACCACATAATATCTCTTTATTCTCCTGAGACAACTCTATTGGTCTGTTTTGTAAAGTAGGTTTGGTATTTTTTGCAGGCAGGCCCTTTCTTTTTCTCCACCTAAATACTGTAGAATTAGAAATTTCTAATTCTTTAGCTATTTGGTAATCATTAAATCCCTTTCTGTAAAGAAATTCAATCTCTAAATCTTTTAATTTTTCTAATTTTTCCATTATTTACCTTTTTGCAAAGGTAAACACAATTTACTAAAAAATCAATAATATTAATTGTATCTTTATATAATATAAATATTGGTATTTATCTCTATTGACACACATTTCAAGGAATCTGATATTATCTTTAAATTTAGTAATATCATATCCCATATACTCTGCTAATCCAAATTTGAATGGGCTAAACAAACCAAGTAAAAGATTGACATCTCTCTGAACATACTTACTATCTGATAAACCAGCACCAGAAGGTCTAATCCTATTCAACTTGAAACTGTCATTGCTTTCATTTTCAGTTGATTGTTGCTGTATTACAAAAGGTATAAAATTATATTTATTTCTTAGAGTTTTAGCAAGGTATTCACCACTAAGCTTATCAATAGCATCCTTCTTTTTCATTCCACTCTCTTCACTGATAAGACTAATATGGTCTATAACTATTATTTTATATTCAAATGGGTCATTTGGTTCATACCAATCAAATACTTCCTCATCTTGATACTCTACCTTCTTTGTATGAACTTTCCCATTTTCCCAAGCATAATCCCTGCATTCTTTATATATACCTGTAGGATTTGATGTTGGGCTAAATCTGAATACCTCTTCAAAGAAATCAATATATTTCGTATATCTTTCTGATTCCAATAAATTTAATACCTCTTCAGGTACTGGTTTATCATTTTTACTACTTCTTAAATCTGAGGGAGAAATATGGATTTTATCTAATCTCCACAATAACCAACTTTGAAATCTGTTAAGAATTTTTTCATCAGTTTCCTCAAGATTAAAGTAAAATATCTTTAATCTTACTATTGAAATATTTTCAAATACATATATCAAAGCTTCAAACAGTAAATTTAAAAGAAACTGAGTTTTACCCGTACTAACTACATATTTCTATGCATAAAGCCTTCATAAAGGAAGCTTTATTTTGTAGTCTGGACTATGTCTTCATCCTATTAGGATGCACCTGTATTTAGTCTCTTGGGCTGAGTCATTAGCTCTTCGCCTCGTCAAGTTAGCATATCTCTTTCAAGACTTAGCTTCCGACGATATCCAGGTGTTATAATATAGTTAATTACTTAACTACACGGCAGTGTTCTATATATCATGTATTTTCGTTTATATTTCAGGTTTTTACCTATATATTGTCTTATATTCTTTTCACTTGTTCCTAAGAAATTAGCAACTTCCTTAACTCCTAATACTATTATTTCTTCCTCTTCTGATTTAATAGTATAAGAGACCTTTTTGCCTATCTTAGGATTCTTTTTCCAACTAGGTACTTTTTCTAATTTTTCAAAATAGAATAACTTGTCATGTACTCTATGATAGGGATTCTCTTTGCCTAAGCAAGCAGTTCTAATTGCTCCAGTATTTTTCCCAAATTCTGCAATAGCAGCTTCTTTCATAGAATTATATTCTTTAATGAAATTCCCATCTAAATCATATACATACACTTTTATATGCTTAAAAGAAGGCTTTAATAACCCTTCTGCATATAATCTTTTCCTAGTTTGAGACTGCTTTTCTCTACTTTCTTTGCTACAAGGAGGCCTTTGAGCATCTAAATTAATATTATACTCAGGCTTCATTGTATTTATATAAGACTGCTCTCTTTCTAATAACAAACTTTCGTCACAATATTCTATAATATAAAAGTCAAAGTTCTGCTCTCCATATTTATTCCATGCAGACTGCAAATGCGCATTATCGTGATTCTTTTTTCTTAAAAGTGCCCTATGCTTCCACAATCTTTGTCCAATATTTTTAGAGCTTCCTATGTATCGTTTGTTATTTTTTAAATTGATTATACAGTAAATTCCTGAAACTTTTAGATTCTGTGTAATTTTTCTCATAGCTTATTTATATTTTATACAAATATAAATAAGTTATTATTATATTACAACATCATAAACAAAATATTTAGATTATATAGAGATTTACCCTTGGTATAAGAAGTAATGCAATAGTAAGTTCCCTGTTCTATGCCAATAAAATCATTTGAGAATCTTTTAAATGGTGACGGAATACTGTTAATTTTACCTTCCAAAAGATTTTGTCTTCTTTTGCGGAGGTTTTCCATTACTCTCTCTTTTAAACTCATCTCAAATCAGTAGTCCAATCCATAGTTGTTATATCTTCAGGATTTTCCAAACAAGTTGCCAAATCAGATGTTTCTTCTGTAAATCCTACACCGTCTTCATTTATCTTACGAGTATTCTTCAGAATGAAATATTTTAGAATTCTCATATAGGTATAGTTTCCATTGAATGATTCTATATATCTTTTTGTAGCAGCAACTATCTGTTCGTCAGTCCATTTATTACCATAAAGCTTAAAGAATTTCTGTAATTTAAGAGTAATTTCTCTAAGATTACCTCTCCAAGCTGCACTTCCAGATTTTATTCCTTTTGGAAATAACTCTCTTAGTTTGATTGCTAGAGTTTCACATCTATCTGGTTTTGGTACAGCTTTATCTGATTCAAGAAGTATTTTACATACCCTATCATCAAAAGCTGATTTTACAACAGTTATAAAGTTTGGACTGTTTCTGTCTGTATATAACACACAGTTATTATGCAAGTCATCTATTGTTTCATATAGTTTTCCATTACAAGATTTTACAAGCAATACTGCTAAAACTTCTTCCAATGACATTGCATATTTAGTACAAATATCTTCATCTATTACATATTTCATCTAAAGTAGTATGTTTAATGTAACTTTTATCCATTATCTCCAATACTTTCTCAAGATATTCAGAATCTCTTGTATTATTATAATACAATACATATTGAACTGGTTTCTTTGCTCTTAATACTCGTCCTGTCTTTTGAATATATTTCAATTCCTGACCATCAAGTTGAATAATAATACCAACTTCAATATCTTTAAGATTCTGACCTTCAGTAATCATTTGACAAGCAAACAAGCTATTTATTTTGTGCTCATTAAACTTATCTATGATATTTAAAGGATTCTTAACTTGAGAATGTATGCAGTTTTTACCTCCTAAGGCATCTGCTTGTAATATGGAAGTACAGAAACAGATAAATCTTTTATCGTTTATCTTGTTGATTATCTTTTGTACATAAGGAGTTTTCAATTCTCCAAGATACCTTTTTCTTTGTGAACCATATTGCAACCATTTATTTTTGACAATATCACTCCTGTCAATCATAAATCTCTTCTTCCAGTACTCTACTTGTTCACATAAATAATGGTATTTTTCATATTCTGTACATTTAATAATCAACTCAACATTAGGATAAGACCTTTTGTTTCTTTTATATGTCCATCTGTCTGGATAATTTACAACATATCTGACTCTCCTATATTTGTTTCCCCAAGTTTCAACCACTGTTTGGTCCCTTACTGTAGTATTTAAATTAAGCTTTACCAAATATATTTGAGGTTGAGGTATAATATCAGCTTTTATAGCTTCATCAAGAGTTATTTTATATGTTGCAAGATTACCTAAGATATCTTTTAATAAAACAATAAAGTCTTTTGTAAGAGTTGCTGATAAAAAGAAGTTATTCTTTGCTTGTATTGTCTCAAAATAAGATATTCTTAGTGGAGTACCTAAATGATGTGCTTCATCCCAGATTATTGCATCCCAAGAAGTGTTAACATAGTTTTTAAGAGAAGCATAACAGATAATTGTAAGATTTTTAAATGTTCCCCACTTTTTAAATTCTTCTTTCCAATTCTTTTTGTGAGGAATTTCATTTACTACTAATAAAAGCTTCGGCTCTTTAAAACAATGTTTAACAAGTTCTATAGCAATTCTTGATTTACCCATATTTGTGGGCATCTGTAATGCTATATTTGGGCTTTTCTGAAGAAGCGTTGTTGCATTCTTAATAACTTCTTCTCTTGTCATTATTAAATCATTCTTTGAAAATCAATATAATCTTTATGAAGTTTACCACAGTTAGAGCATCTTGATATAATCATTTTACCAAGTTCAACACCAGATTTTGTTTCCATTGAAATTTCTTTATAGATTTCATATTTATGAAGTCCTATAAAGCATTTGAAATCAGCACTCATAGTTTCCAGAGAATTATATATTTTCTTGTTTTTATATTTGTTATAGATAATACATTATACCACATAATCAAATAATTAAATCCTTGTATTTCTACAACATCAAATGTTGGTTTTAGTAACAAGAAAATAATTCCTACTATAATTAAGGTTATAATTAACACTAACATTTTTAATAAGTAGGGATACCATTAAACGTAAAAGGCTTTTTCTCTTGAGGATAACATTCAAACTTCTTTTTCTTTCGTTTTTTGTCATCCAACTCTTTAGGAGATACTTCTTCAATCTCAAAGAACATTTCAGAATTATTTATTCTTCCCATGACTTTTAATGTTTACAAGCTTTTCTGCAGTACCTTCATTTAACCAAAGAGGCTGTACCTTAGCTCTTTTACTGTTTTTACCTTGAATATATAGATTCTTCTTGGATAACATAAAGAAACCCCTTGACATAATGAGTTTCTTTAAAGAAGACCAGCTCTGCATTTCAGATTTCATTTTATGATAATAATGGTGACGAACATTCTCATACTTTAATCCAAGTGATAATGCTGCTTTTCTTAGACCATCTCTAATATTACCAATATTTTCTGAAATGCACTGCCTGATAATTCTATCCTCTTTTTTGGTATAATAATGTCTTTCCATCACTTTTTAAATAAAGCTTTAATCTTACTGAAAAATGATTTTTTCTTTGAGTTCTGATGTTCTTGATATTTGCTTCTCTGCTCTTTATTGAAGCAAATATGGTCAGGATATTTTTTCCTCAAACTATAAATCTTTTGAGACATTGCTGATTCAGACACATTGAAGACTTTTGAAAGCTTCTTAATTGCTTCTACATTTGTTTTGTGTTTAAATGTTTCATCCAAGATGAAAAGCTCCTCAGCAGAGGAATAATGTTTTAATTTGTTCATAATAGTACTATTTAGAGTTAATTAAGTTTATTTTCTTTATCTGTTATTGCTTTGCTTCGTTAAATCTTCGTAAAACTTCTTCGTAGAATTTCTGTCTGCTGATTTCCTGTGAAGAATCAACGGCCATCTCGTTATTGACGTTAATAATATGATGGTCAATCTTGGCGATGTCTTCCCAGGTCAGCGCAAGGTCTTTCTCAGCTTGTTTGTAACCTTCCTTATATCCATCCACGAAACAAGTGTGGTAAAGTCCTTTTGGGTGTTCGCGGTATTCATAAATCGCCCAAGCATCAATTGCTTTTTCTTCTGCTCTTGTCATTTCTGCTCCTCCTTCAATCTGTTGATTAATCGTCCTGTGTAGTCATGTACAAACATCATATATTCCTCAATAGTCTCATAGTCATTCTCGGCTTGTGCAACTTGTATATTAGCCATGTCGCTGATACAGCCTTCCCTGCCGTAGATTAGCATAAGAAACGCAACGGCTTCTTTCATTTCTGTTCCTCCAATATCCAATTAGACATCTTTAATCCATTGTCTTTCTCTTTCCATTTCAACTCAACGAATCCGCTACTATTAACAACACCAAAGTGTATCTTTTGTAGAGCCGTCTCGCTTGTCTGGACATAGACTTCATTCATTGGTGGACAATCCCGAAGAAACGCCATAAGTTCTAATACTGTCATTTCTTTTCCTCCACCTTCGATGTTGATGTGCCGGTTGTAGTGCCAATGCCAACTGTAACTGCTCCGCGAGGGCAGTTTATACAATCACGGAAAGGATTAATACATTCTCCTCCATAATGGCAAGGTGGACAAAAGGCAGGAATTGTAAGACCTTCATGTTTATACACTCTACTCATTTCATAGAGTGCATCCAGTTTGCCTCTGGCATAACCTTCCAGATTGGCGTTACAACCATTGCACAGTTCCTTCTTGGCGAGTTCAAGAAGTTCAGCAGCTATCTTCTTAACATTATCAACCTTATCAATATCACTTGCAAGGTTAGTACAGATGGTTTCAATGGCCTTTTCAAACTCGCTTAGTTCGGGTTCAGGAGTAACGATGAAAAGTTTAAATTTCTCATTATAAGGTGATGCAATAAGAATCCCCTCAGTACTATAAAGCTGGACTGTTTCCGTGTCACCTTGTGGTGTAGGAACAAGAGCGACAATCTCATATCTACCGCCATAGATTCTCTTGTCCCAAGAGATAATTCTTACTAGTCTATCATCGCCAGTAACTACTTTATACTCGCCAGATTCTATCTGAGGTTTATACTTAATGTCAAATGGTACTTTCATAGTTATTCAGTTTTATACATATCAGCAGGGGCTTCAAGTGCAAGACCTTTTTCGATGAGATTGCGAAAATCAAAGTGATGTGCATTAAGCCAATCAACAGCATCCCACATAGCAAGAAAAGTATTGATATACTTATTTTCCTCTTCCTTGGTCATACTACTCATTGGACGGAGATATGGTTTAATTTCTTGTAGAAAGAAGTCACCATTTACTAAATATTCTTCACGGCTACTTACTCCAATATATCGTAATTTTATTGGGAGGCTGTAGTATTTACAACAATACATTACACTATAAGGCATTCTTGCACAAAGGTCCTTAAGGAGTATCTGTGTTTCTTCCTGTGTCATATTACATTGAGTTTATTTTGTCAATTATGCGATTGAACGCTACTTCTTTTCCCCCGAAGAATCTGTCATCAGGGTTTACTTCCCGCCATTCTGCATTTTCTGCAAGTTGTTCTTTAATCCAGTCAAGCAGAGCATCTTTGCGGATATATTCTATGTCATTAACAGATTGTCTTTCATTGTGTGGTGTAACCATCGCTATTACTTGTCCATCTGACGCACCATAAGTTCGTTCAATACAGATATAAATCTTATCAGGCGCTTTCATTATTATCGTGTATTATATTCTTCGTATTTCTCTAATCTTTTTTCTAAAGATTCTATAAGATTAATCCGCCCCTTTTCATCAAGATAACGAATGCATTTAGCAAGATTCTGTCGAATGTTCTTCTTATCATCTGTGAATGTGTGTGTAATTAGCTGTTGCAACCGGTTGTAGTCTTCACTCTGTCTTTCTTTCAGGGCTTTTATGTACTCAACATAGCCCCGGGCAACCACATCGTAAGATACTTTTCCTTCGGCAAGAGCCTTAATGATAATGGAGTTTCTAAAATTTTCCGGAAGTGCTACTAATGCATCATAAATATCTCCAGGTAACATCATTTGTTTTCCTCCTTCTTTCTGATTTGAACGATTACTTCGTTGCCGTATCCACATTCCTTACTATTAAGAAATGGTACATCAAGTTCTGTAACTTCAAAACCATTACAATAGGTTGGAATTTGGTTGACACCATCATCTATCTTTCCGATTTTCTTTCTGACAGTTGTTCCTTGCCCCGCCATCCACTCTGCTCCGGCTTTGAAGGCATCTTTTATGTCCCCACGATAACAGCAAAGATACCTGTGTTCTTCACCAACATCATAATAGTCTTCAACTTTCTGTGCCGCCTCATCCAGACTCTTATAGGTTTCAACAGATTCATAAGTCTGTTCAAAAATGTCGGGTTTGCACGGATAGAACTCACCCTTTACTCCCTTGATAACATAGTCACCCTTACTGACTTCCATATCACCTTCAAGGGTATGGATGACAATGCGAGCAACGGGAGGGGTTACTTCGTTGTCGTAGATTTCCACCTCGCAGTTCTCTCCTACAAAATCCTTGATTTCGGTAGGGTTCAAGCCATCAAACTGTACTGCATCAATAACGACTGGTTTCTTTCTATACTGTTTCATGTCATTTACTGTTTATAATGAATTAAGTACTATAAGAAAGTATTCGTCTTTACAGTCTAAACATGGGATAAAATTTGCTGTTGGCTGTTCCATATACTATAACTTTTTAAGGTCATTGTAAAGTGATTCAAGAATATCCCCCTTCTTAAAAGTATTTGCTTCAACACAGGCATCACTTAATGCTTCCATCTGCTCATCACTAGGTTTCCAATGAGGCTGAGGACGAAGGGATTTGAGCCATCTTTCCGCAGACCAGCAAGCGCCCATATCATTCTCTTCTCTTGCTACCTTTGCGGCTTGCTTCACACACCATAAGGCATCTTGTAAATAAACTTCATCCTCCCCGCTCCACTCTGCGGACTTTACTGACTCTACACCCTCGTCAAATCCGTTTTTGAAGCCATCATCGTAGTATTTAGCCTTAATTGCATCTAATCCTTCAAGAGGAGGAAATTGCTCGTCTGCGGTCCCTGTCTTACTTAATTCAATCATAGCAGACTGAACGGCATTGGTAAGTTCGTCATTCCCTTGCTCCCTTGCAATCTTAGCAAGTCCTACTTTTTCGAAGATGTCAGCGATGTGTTTCTCGCTCCACTCTGCTGGCTTCTGCTCTTTCTGCTTTTCGAGCCAGGTAAGAATTTCATCGTGTGATGCCCCTACCCAATCAAACTCAATATCCGCATCAAACATACTGCTCGGCGTTCTTTTCACAAGTTCCACTATAGCCCCCCTTATCCTCTCGTCCTCGCTCTCGCGGAGTTCTGGGATAAGCGTTTCTATTGCTTCGGTTTCTTTTTTATTAAGGAAATCCCAAGACTTAATTTCCTTTATTGCTCCTTCTCTTGTCATATTTTTCAATTTTAAAGTATTATAGGAAATAAAAAAATCCCCTAAGTCTGTAATAACTATTACTATACTTGTTATACATAAACAGACTTAGGGGATGAACAAATTTGATTTAACAATTTAACCTAAATTATAGGTGTACCGTAGGTGAGATTCGAACTCACACGACCACTTCTGGTCAAGGGATTTTCTTACCACTATAGTTTTCACTATCAACAACGAGGTGGATTTCAACCCCTTCGTCCATTAAGGAACATGTGTCTTTTCAACGTGTTAGTTGTTGTTTGTGGTCTGGACTCTATCTTAACCATATTGAAATCTTGCAAGTTAAAATGAAAAGTCGCTTTCTTATTGTAAAAACTTTAAGCTATTACTCCGAGTGTACTTACCTTCTAAGCATCCATCTGCTAGCATTTACGGGATGCATATCGTATGTCTTACTTTTCATTCTTATTTCAACTTAGGTTCCTCCTGTATAGTCTCTACACACTGTCTAAAATTTCGAAAAACTCCTAAAGAGATAATACATTCTGCTGGAAACCAGCATCAGAAATTTTTAACATTGGCTCGGTATTACCATCAGCGTTAGTGTTTCAAATCATTTATCCGACCCGTTAAGGTAAGTATTCATTTACTAATCTAATCTGTTAAGGCTTCACCGAATTAGGGAGGTTCTACATTATAGATTTCTCTATAAGCACTCAAATTTTAAACTTAAGATATTAATTATCAATAAGTTATAGAAAAAAGTCCCTCATGTCTACCGTTCCATCACTACGGCATAGTATTAATACAATAAATTGGTTACTACATACATTAATGCAAATGCAAATGTACAAATAAAAAACCAAATAATGTCAGATTTTGTTTCTTTTTTCATTTGTAGACTATTTTAGATATAGCTAAAAAATCAAGATTGTGTGTATTACAATATTGATGAAGGTGTTGTTTTGTAGCAATAGTACCTACAATAACTTTAATAATACATTCATTTGGTACATTTAATTGTTCCAAATGAGATACAGTTTTATCAGCCCACTCTTTAATATATGGACTGATTTCCAGTTGTTTGTCACCAATTGTTACAAAACATTTCATATATAGTTATTTAGAGATTTCAAAAACCTCTCCTTATACCCGAGTACACATCACACACACCTCCGTTATTTAAATGTTAAATAACTATGTATAAGGAGAGGAAAAAACAACAAAAACAATTAAAGTATTCATATTATTGATTGTCGTTTCAAGCAAAATAAGTTTTAGGTTAAACATTAAGTTGCAATATGAATACTTTGTCGGGATTACAAGACTCGAACTTGTGACCTCCTGCTCCCAAAGCAGGCATTCTAACCAACTGAACTAAATCCCGAAAAAATGTAAACTATTAAACACTAATGACAGCCTACAGATAACCAAACTAACAGCTGTCCCTCGGGAAAGATAGGCTATATTTTTTTTGTTTGGTTTTAGGGTATTTAATAGTTTACATTATAAAAAACCAACTCATAACTTGAGTGCATTATACCCGGGCTACTTGCACTGCCCTCCAGCCTTTCCTCTGAGTTGGTTCATATTAAGTTTTTTACTCTTCTTTTGTAAGAGTTACGAGTTTTTCAGGGGGACAGCATATAATATCTTTTGTAAGAACAAAAGTTTTTGGAGATAGCTTTTTACATTTAACTTTGTCTAAATAAAACTCTTCTCCAACAGAAACTTGATTAAAAGGTACTTCCCCTCTATACCAATTTTGGAATTCTTTGTCTACATTATTCCAGAATTTACCACCTTCTTCTGTGTTACCCCAAATAAAAGCGCCACTGATAGTGTCTTTTCCCTTAGAGCCAGATAGAAAACGTTCCATTGTAGAAGGGTCACTATCCAAACGGTCAATGTAAATATTTTTAACATAGGTCTTAAACCACTCTTGTTTTTCAATCCACTTTTTAACTTCTTCTTTAGTTTTCATGTTTTTTAAGATTTTGAATTTCTGTTATATATTTTGTTTTTTACTATGTGCTCCCAATAGGGCTTGAACCTATGACCTACTGATTATGAGTCAGTTGCTCTAACCAACTGAGCTATAGGAGCTTTTGTGTAGATTATTTTATAATCTCGTATTTAAATTCAGCATTTGGAAACTCTTTTTGAAATCCCCCAAATGCAACATCAAACTCTTCGATATCCCCATCAGGAATTGTAAAAGTACCTGTAATTTTAATTTTCATTTATCCTCTGAGCATTTAATGAATACTATTAATAGAAATATAGCAAATCCTAATACTTCTATTATTATTTCTTGTCCTGTTAATTGTTCCATTCTGGAGTTTGGATAAAAAATTTTTAGAAAGAACTCCCATAAATTATCTATGACTATTGTAATAATAACAATAGTCTATGTAGATTTTAATAATGGGAAGAATTTACAAATTGATTTGGTCTATGTAGATTTTAATAATAGTAAAAAGCAAACAAGCAAAGCTTGTTTAGCTTTGCTTGCTTAGCTTGCTTAGCTTACTCTGCTTGCTCACTTTCTTCATCGAAGATGGTAGCTTTGCAACTACCTGTGAGAACAAGCTTTTTGCAGAAGATGTAGAGCATATGGTATTCTTCTTCTGGAATTCTGCCTTCTTCTGGACGAGGGTTTGCTGTTTTCCACTCTTCCCTATTTTCTCTCGGGCAATCCCAGTAAGCTCTATCCCAAGCTTCTCTGATTTCTTTCTTTCTGTACTCCTCTTCGATTCTTTCAATCGTGTGAGTAAGTACAAATTGGTCAGCAATGTTGAGGCGAATCTCAAGTCCGCAGCTGCCAGTACCGATGATGCTGTTGATTTTCATAGTGCTTATGTTTTTGTTGTTTTTATCTAATAAAAGCCCAACTTTACTCCGTATGATTAGAGCGACTCATTGGGCACATCTGTACTCTGCATCATTAGGCTCGTTATCATACTGTCCTACGAGTTGTCTAAATCATCTGCTTCTACATACAGTTATTTGCTCCTACATACTATATTCTCTACGAGTATGTAGGTATAGGGGCAAGCATTTACTTGCCCCTATCTCTGCGTGGAATTGCTTAGGCTTTGTCAGCCATAGCGGTCCAAGTTGTTTCACCCGAGTCATTCACATACTCGGAGTAAACAATGGACGCAGGATTGATTTTCGTACCATTCGGATACGGCTCATTGTAAGGCGAGAGTTTGATGCTTTCCGGCTTTCCACCATTGATGAAAAGCACGATGTTACGGATGACATTGCCATCCTCAAGTTCTTTCTCACGGACAACTGCCTGCTTGACAGACTTCAGCTGAGCAGCGGTCAGACGCTGAGTATTACCAGTAGGAACCCAGCTGTTTTCCATTTCGTAAGAACCCTTAAAGAGACTCATAATTTTAGAGCAATTCCACACTAGAGCAATTGCAAAAGCTTTTGATTTTAATTAAAATAGTGATATATTATTACATAAAGTAATATTCATTTGTGTGGGCTGAGTTTTGTGACCCACTATGATTACCATTGCGTCAGCTTTACGCCAACTTAACACACTCTTTTGGAGTAGGTAGCACAAGGACGAATTATAAGTTTCGCAACTACTACACTTGACTATATAGATTACTCGTTTCATTAGAACTCCCTGCCGGGTTAGCAGCCTGCCAGCTGTTAGAACTTAATTACTCCTTTGGTCTTACCGATTGCCTTGCGAGCGCACAGTACCCCCATATTGCAGAGGGATAACCTTGTTGTCATCAAGTGTGTGCAACACTTTTTGCTGATTTAAGTTAATTTAGTAAAATTAATTTAAGCCAACAGTAGCCGAGGTAAGCGAAGTGGTTGCACTTGTACAGAATGCTCCCTTTTGAGGAGTTTACCTGTCAACTTCGCTCTGTTACTTGTCCGCCAAGACTTTCACTTTACTCATCATTCAAACCTACCATTTCTGATATCTATTGGATGGCTAATCCAACAGTGCCTGCCAAGGCATAGGTCTACAGACTTTCATCATCAACGCTATAAGACTGGCTAAGTCTTTTTGGCATTGAAGCAATTATGTTTGTCAGTGTTACCACTCAAGTCAGGACGGCTCATCCCAACGCATACAACTATCACATCTGCCCGATGCTACACCATTGTATACTTTGCATAATTTGGCCTTCACTTGGACTGCATTTCTACAGCGCAACTAACCCTGTTGAAGGTCAGTCACTTTATACCATTGCTGGTTTATCCTAACGACAGGAGGCCTGCCGAAAACTTGCGTTTTACACCTAAAACTTGCATAGCAAGGAACTGGTGCCCTCAACGACTTGGGAAGTTATTGAGTTTTTTTATTTTACTACTGATTCTCACCAGTAGTCTGGTTTTCTTTGTATTCCTCAACGGGAACACAAATACCAGATACAATAATGAATGTTTTTTCCATATCTTGTGTTTTTTGTTGTTTTTCAGTTGCTGGAACTTCCATCCAGATGCCTGTGCTCCTTTTGTAGGGTTGCAAGCTTGTGGTTGCCCACGGGGACAAATAGTTATTAGTAATAACTTTGTCCCAATTTTACTCCAACATCTTATTGACTGCTCACTGGGGTTAATGTGTAGTACCATCATCAGCCTACCACTTAATCAGCTGATAATGAATGACTTGCAGGACATTGTGGATGCCCTATTGCTCGAGTGGTACACATAAGTGCAAGGCTCTCCAGAGCAATCAGGATGCCTTGAGTTTTTGCTAAAATCTCATATGGCTAGCCATACCTATTATATATATATAACATACACAAAGCCAGGTACAGCATATTGCTAAACTCTGTGTGTGTGGACGCCTTAAGATTGGCTATGCATTGCTATGCTTCAGCACAGCAAGCAACCAATTCGGCGGAGCCGAATTGTGGGATAAAATGTATTGTTAAATATTAAAAGCAAAACTTGGCTTAACGCCAAGTTGCTTTTACTGCGAAACGCAGTGAGCTCCAGTCAACCTCGGGCAACTCAAAGAGTTGCACAGGTTTACTGAGGTTAGCCTGCTGGCCTCTGACAGCAGGGGACTGATTGCTAATCAGTCCTATCTGGTAGGTGCCATCCTTGAAAAGGATGCGCGCCTTCCTGTTAGACAGAGCTTCAATAGAAGCGATGGACTTGATGTCCTCAGCGGTGAGAACTTCACCGCTGTTCTTAGCCTTAGAAGCGGTAGCTTTAAGGCTCTTCAGGAGACTTCCCTGGGAAGTCTTCTGGCTGGTTTTTGCGATAGCCATTTCTGTAAGATTTTAGCGATGAGCCGCGAGGCTCAAGCAGTGGGATAGGCTGTATTGTTAAGGGGGGAGGGGCCCCCTCTGAGTGACACCCCGGGGGGAGCGAGGGAATTATCCTCTCCTCCTATAAATACAAAAAATTTTTAAAATCCCCCTCTCTCATAAACACAAAAAAATTTAAAATTTTAAAAATCCCCCTTTCAAAAAATCAAAAAAATTTAAAAAATAAAAAATATTTTCTTAGCAAACAGTTAGTTGAAAAACTTTGTTTATCTTTGTATTCAATTTTTATAACTATGGAATTACAAAAAATTATTGATTACATCAAATTACACCCTGCATCATTAGAACAAGGGGCTGGATTATTATCAAAAAGACTTAAAACTACTCCTGAAAAAATAAAGGAAGCAAAGAGAATTGTCAGGAATACTAATCCTAACAAAACTTCTCTTCCTAAAATTCTTATATTAGACCTTGAGA